GAATACAGAGTTTCCAGAGTTTATTGATGATTTGGATGAATATGTAGATGGGTTTTTAGAACAACGAGGAAAAGCATCCTTAACAGAAAAAATATTAGGTTTAGCCCCAGAATCAAGAGAAAAGGATTTAAAGGCTTTAGAGAGAGAAATTGATTTGAAGTTTACTCCTATTCTAAGAAAGACTGATGAGTACAGGGCGGCAGTTCAAGCTATAAATGACAAATGGGATAAAATAGAGGGAGAGAGTAGTAAAAGAACTGATAAGCAGATAAGGGATGCTAAAAAAAGACATAGAGATTTGTTGCTCTCGTCTACTTCTGAGTTTTTCAAGCAATTAGCTTTGTTAGATGAAAAGAATAAGGATTTAGCTAGGCTTTCTATAATAGCTAATGGTGCTGCAGCAAGTATCGGTATTTGGGCATCATATTTTGACCTAAAAGCACCAGAAAAAGGGTCATTTGCATTAGCAGGAACTATTGCTGCACAAGCGGCTCTAGTAGCATCAACAGCAGTAGCATTAAAATCAATAAACACAGAAACACCTATTAGTGGAGAGTCATCTGCTGGCGGTTCTTCACTACCCCCTCAGTTTAATATAGTGGGGCAAGAGGCTGGTCAAGTAGGACAACTAGCCGCAGCTATATCTGGACAAACTGGCGAGCCTGTAAGAGCATACGTTGTATTAGACGATGTAAATAGTGCGGCAGAGCTAGATAATAAGATAACAACGAGTGGTTCAATAGGATAATTCAAACAAGAATACCTTAAATAGTTATATTAATATGGAAAGAGTTATAGAATTAATCATAGACGAAGAAAACGAATTTAGTGGTATTGATGCCATTTCAGTCGTAGAGAATCCAGCTATAGAGGAAGATTTTATCGCATTAAAGAAACAGCCTATTCAATTAGCAGAGGTTTCTGAGGAAAAGAGAATCCTTATGGGTGCTGCTCTTGTTCCAGATAAAAAGATACTTAGAAGAGATGATGATGGAGATGAATATTACATTTACTTCTCCAAAGACACAGTAAGAAAAGCATCCGAACTTTTTCTATCAAAAGGACATCAAAACAATTCAACGTTAGAACACGATATACCATTAGAAGGAATGAGTGTTGTAGAGAGTTGGTTGGTTGAGGATGAGAAAAAAGATAAATCTCGCAAGTATGGATTTGAAGTGCCTGTAGGAACTTGGATGGTTTCTATGAAGGTTTATAATGATGATATATGGTCTAAGGTGAAAGAAGGGGAGGTAAAAGGTTTCTCTATTGAGGGGTATTTTGCTGATAAGGCTGAAAGACCAAAGGAGTCATTACCAGAGAGGTTTGAAGATGAATCTTTGGAAGAATTAAATGCTGAATTTGAATTACTAGAGTTCTTGGAAACATTAGAGGAGGTTTCTCTTGAATCTTATGGAGGTTATCCAGAGTCAGCAATTAATAATGCAAAGAGAGGTATAAAATTAAATGAGGAGGTAAATAATAAATGTGCCACTCAGGTTGGTAAAGTAAGAGGTCAACAGATCGCAAAAGGAACTACTAAGTTCACTCTGCCAACTCTAAAAAGAATATATAGCTATTTATCTAGAGCAGAAGTTTATTACGATGCTAAAGACCCTAAGGCTTGTGGAACTATAAGTTACTTGCTATGGGGAGGTAAATCAATGAAAAACTGGGTTGAATCAAAATTGAGAGGATTAGACGAATTGGCTAAGGTTGGCCCAAGAGGTGGTATTGCTCCATCTAAGAAAGCCCCTAAGTCAGATACTCCTAATCCCAATCCAAAAGGAAAGGGAACTGCAAAAGGAGATGCTTCAAAGAAGTCGGGGGCTAAGGTCTCAGAAAAAGATAGAGCAACTTTAAAGAAAAAGGCAGATGAGTTTAATAAAAAGTATAAAGAAAAACTTGGATATGGTGTTACTGTTGGTCAGTTGGCTAGCGTTTACCAGCGTGGTCTTGGTGCTTTTAACACAAGTCATTCTCCACGAGTCCGTAGTGCTTCTCAGTGGGCTTTTGCAAGGGTTAACGCTTTTCTTTATTTGGTAAAGAACGGCAGACCAGAAAACCCAAAATACAATACAGATTACGATTTGTTGCCTACTAAACACCCTAAATCAAGTAAGAATGCGTAGAACACCGAGTAAATCATCTCCAAGAGGAGGTAGGAGAGGATGTTTATGTAAAGATGGAAAGACCTATAGCCGAAAGTGTTGCGATGGGTCTTTACACGCACAAGGGATTGGTTCTACTGAAAAGTCAGGAGATTGGCTTGAACAGGAGAACGGATATTACTTAATGACTGAGGATAATAATCATATTTTACTATAATGGCAGATAAAAAAATTAGTGAATTAACTGCGGTAACAGCAGCGAATATCACAGGATCGGAGGATTTAGCAATCGTTCAATCTAGCGAAACAAAAAAAACTACTGTAACAGAAGTACAACATTACATCATAAATCATCTAGACCCAATCACATTGACTGTAGAGGATGGAGAGACATATGACTTAGGTGCTTCTACTTATGATGAAGCGGAACTTATTGTTCTTTCTTGGAGTGGTGTAAATGGAACTGCAACTTTAACATTACCAGATGTTACTGATTCTAAAAACCTAAATAGAACAAAACGTATTATTACAGATTCTACATTCACTAATGCCACACACGCCAATCTTACGCCATTTGGTTCACAGAATTTAGATGGTGCTAATAGTGCTTTTGATCTTAACAGAGCATATGAAGGAATTAAGATATGGGGTAATGGAACAGAGTGGTTCATTATTCAACAAAAAGCCTAAAAATAAAACACTTATAACTCAATTAGTCATATTAATATAATTTAAAATTATGAAAGCAACAGAAATCGTAGAAAAGTTGAAAGCGGTTCTTTTGGGTGCTGAACAAGAAGTTGAAGAAACTGTACAAGAAGAAGTACAGGAAGAAGTTCAACTGACTGAAGAAGTAACAGAAGAAGTTGTAGAATCAACAGAAGAAGCTACCGAAGAGGTAGAATTGAACGAAGAAGTTCCTGCTGTCGAAGAGACCAGTGAGGAATTGAACGAAACAATTTACGCTACCAAAGAAGAGCTTGCAGAAGTAAAAGCTATGGTAGAGAAGATGATGGGAATTATGGATTCTAAAGAAGAGAAGATGGAAGTTCCAAAGGAAGAACTATCTGCTGTTGAGGAAGCTGTAGAGCCTATGGTGCATACACCAGAGAATGAGGTTGAAAAAGAATTTGTTAACCTTGCTCCTAACGCACCTAAAACTACTATGAACAGAGTTCTAGAAATGATTAATCGTTAATTTAATAAATATTTTTTAAAATGGCAAATCCAGTAACTACAGGAACAACTTACGCTGGCGAGTTTAGTGGCAAGTATATATCTGCTGCTCTCCTAAGTGGTTCTACATTAGCTAACGGAGGTGTAACAGTTATGCCTAACGTTAAGTACAAGTCTGTAATTCAAAAAGCAGAACTTGGATCAATCGTTAAAGATGCTTCTTGCGACTACACAGCGAGCGGTACTTTGACTTTAACTGAGCGAGTAATTGCTCCTAAAGAATTGCAAGTAAACGTAACTTATTGTAAAAAAGACTTACACGCTACTTGGCAAGCTGCTCAAATGGGCTTTAGTGCATTTGACAACCTACCTTCTACATTTGAAGATTATGTAATCGCCTATACTGCGGAGAAAGTAGCTGCTGCTACTGAAAGCTCTATCTGGACAGGAGATGAGGATAATGATGGAGAATTTGATGGTTTCAGCGAAATCGTTTCTACTGATGCTGATCTTCCAACAGGACAAGAAGTAGCTGGTGCTACTGTAACTTCTAGCAACGTAATTACTGAGCTAGGAAAAATCGTAGATGCTATTCCTTCTACTCTTTACGGAAAAGAAGATTTGCATATCTATGTATCTCAGAATATTGCTCGTGCCTATGTACGTGCTTTAGGAGGATTTGCAGCACTTACTAACGTAGCTGGAACTGAAAACGTAGCTTCTGTTGGAGCTAACGGAGTTGGTGGACAAGGAACACTATGGTACGGAGGTGGAAACCTTTCTTTCGATGGTGTTAAAATGTTTGTTGCCAATGGTCTTGCTGACAACGATGCTATTGCTGCTGAGAAGTCTAACTTGTTCTTCGGTACTGGTTTATTGTCTGACCACAATGAAGTAAAAGTTATTGATATGGCTGACATTGACGGAAGCCAAAACGTTCGAGTCATTATGCGATATACTGCTGGTGTACAAATCGGAAATATTACTGATGTTGTATCCTATGGTATTCCTAACTCTGCGAACTAAGATAACTGAATAAATAACCAAAAGGGGTGGGTAAGCTAAGAGCCTGCCTACCCTTTTTTAATACAACAAAATTATGTCTTGTGATGCTTACGACTTAACTAGATCGAGATCTCTGGAATGTACAGACTCGGTTGGTGGTATTAAGGCGGTTTACTTCGCTGATTTTGGAGACATTACTATCGCTTATGATACAACTAATACTGATGTAATAGATGACTTAGGTGCGGTAACTGTTTTCAAATATGAATTAAAAGGTAACAATACTTTTGAGCAAAACATTACTTCTTCTAGAGAGAATGGTAATGTATTCTTTGAGCAAATATTGAATATCACTCTTCCTAAATTGACTGTTGCTGACCATAAAGAGTTGCGACTAATGGCTTATGGGAGACCTCACATTGTGGTACACGATTACAACGGAAATGCTTTCTTGATGGGTGCTTTGAATGGAGCAGACCTAACTGGAGGTACTATTGTAACTGGAACTGCTATGGGAGATATGAGTGGATATACTCTTAGCTTTACAGCTATGGAAACTCAGCCAGCTAACTTCTTAGAAGGTGCTACTGAGGCTGACCCATTTGGCGGATTGACAGGAACTGTTACAGTTACTGCTTAATACTTTTCAGTACTAATTATAAAGGGGTGGCTATATGCTGCCCTTTTTTATTGGAAACACTTTTGACATATTTAGTTATAATAGTATGATAAGATTACTTCCAAATACTAACAGTCAAACAATTAAATTTTTGCCTCGCTATACTACAGCGACAAGCGGACTTAGCTTGACTGTAACAAGAGATGGAACTACTAAGTCGGAGACGATAACTGTAGACGCTACAAGGAGTGGTAATTTTATGTCTGTGGATGCTACTTTCAGCATACTAAAAGATAATGCGACATATAGCTTAGAAATTAAAAATGGAACTACCCTTTGGTATAGAGATAAGGTTTATTGTACTGATAGCTACGATAGCGATTCTGACTACACTATAAACGATTCTCAATACACTCAAAACGATTCAGGGGATAGCGACCAACAATATATATTTGTATGAATTTAAAAGTAGTAAATCTTTCTGGCTACGAAATACCCAAAGTAAAGGAAGTACACAATAAGAGTTGGGTAGAGTACGGAGATGGCAATAATTACTTTGGAGAGTTAATTGAGAGATATTTAGGTAGTCCTACTAATAGTAGATGTATCAATGGTATCTCTGATATGATTTATGGAAGAGGATTAGAAGCCTTAGACTCCAAAGAAAAGCCTCAGATGTATGCCAATATGAAGATGCTTCTTCGCCAGGATTGCGTTAAGAAAGTATCTACTGATTTGAAGATGTTGGGCCAAGCTGCTATTCAAGTAGTTTATAAGAATAGAAAAAAAGAGATTGCTTCTTTGCATCACTTCCCTATGGAAACGCTAAGAGCTGAAAAGGCTAAAAGCGGAAAGATAGAGGCTTATTATTATCACGCTGATTGGAGTAACATAAAGCCATCAGACAAACCGAAAAGGATTCCTACTTTCAGAAATGGAACTAGATCACAAAGAATAGAGCTTTACATTATCAAACCTTATAAGGCTGGGTTTTATTACTACAGTCCTGTAGATTATCAAGGATGTTTGCAATATGCCTCACTAGAGGAAGAGGTTAGTAATTATCATTTATCTAATATAGAGAATGGATTGCAGCCGAGTATGCTAATTAACTTCAATAATGGTATTCCGAATGAGGAGTCTCAGGAGAATATTGAAAGAAAGATATATGAGAAGTTTAGTGGTTCCTCCAATGCTGGTAGATTTATACTTGCCTTTAATGAAGATAAGGATAGCCAATCTCAGATAGACCCAATCAACTTGCCAGATGCTCACGCTCAATATGAGTTTCTAGCAAAAGAGTCTAGAGAAAAGATTATGATTGGACACGGAGTTGTATCTCCAATCTTACTTGGTATTAAGGACAATACAGGATTCGGAAACAATGCTGAGGAGCTTAGAACAGCTTCTATACTTATGGATAATATGGTTATCAGACCATTCCAACAATTACTTATAGACTCTTTCAAGGAGCTTCTTATATTTAATGGAATAGACCTCAACCTATACTTTGTTACTCTACAGCCGATTGAGTTTACTGAACTTGATAATATTGCAACTAAAATCAAGCGAGAAGAAGAAACAGGAGAGAAATTATCTGCTGTTGAAAAGAATGAGCTGTCAGAAGAGGAAGGAGATGACCTTTTAAGCCAATTAGAGAGCCTTGGAGAGATTATCTCTGACGATTGGGAGATTATCCACACGGAGGATGTTACAGAGTCTAATATCGAGTTTGACGTAACTAAATTGTCTAGCGTATCTGAATCAGATGCTAAACCTAAACAACCCTCTTTCCAAGATAACTCTGGATACAAAGTAAGATACCGATATAAGGAAGTTGTAAAGTCAACTGACAGCAGAAGATTCTGTTCTTCTATGATGAACTTCTCTAATAAAGGATTGGTGTTTAGAATAGAGGATATAAATATGATGTCCTTTAGAGGTGTTAATAAGCAGCACGGACACAAGGGTAGAAATTATTCTCTACTAAAGTGGCAGGGCGGTGTTAATTGTAAGCATATATTCGAGAGAGTAGTTTACGCTAAAAAGAATAGAGTGTCAGAGGATAAGGCTATTAGTAAAGGATTTACTCCTCCTAATAATCCAGACGAGATGACTGAAGCTAATTGGACTAGAGCCGATAAAGGGAGACACCCAAACAGTAGATCATAATGAAAGCATTATTTATAACACTTACAGAACTAAAAAGAAAGTCTATTATAGACGGGAATCTTGATGAAGATAAACTAATCCAATTCGTTGAGGTAGCACAGGATGTGCATATACAAAACTTTCTTGGTACAAAACTATATGACAAACTCCAAACACTTATTACAGGAGGCACGCTTGACGATTCGGCAAACGCTAGATACAAAACATTACTTAACTCCTATATCAAGCCTATGCTTATATGGTACTCGCAGTATTCATTCATTCCGTTTGCGGCATACCAAATAAGTAATGGAGGAATATTTAAACATACGTCTGAGAGTAGCCAAAGTCCAACAACGGATGAAATCGAGAAGCTCACAGCCAAAGCAAAAGACTTTGCTGATTTTTACACTAATCGCTTTTTTGACTACATAGATGATAAGAGTTCTGACTTTCCAGAGTATAATGCTAGTCAGGATGATGGTATGCACCCAGACAAAGATAATAATGCACTTAGCGGATGGGTACTGTAAAGAAGAAAAAGAAAAATGGCTATAAGCCAAAAAAGAAAAACGAAATTAAACTAACGAGTTATATTAGTAAATATAAAAATGGCATTCGGTAGTATATATAGCAAAACTTGGTTCGGAGCGGCTAATGAGGACAACACAATCGGTTGGGGTATTATATATCCTGTTATAGCTGGCGGTAGTACTCTTGTAGCTAGTCTTACTGACTTTGTTATTAGTGCTATTAGGTTTACTATTGATGAAACAGAAATATAATGGCTAATAATATTAATTGGGGCGAAATATATTGTACTAGCTGGTGGGGTAATGACTCTAACCAATCTACAATAGATATAGCTTCAGAGCCAGCTTGTATGAATAATTAAAATCAAAGATATGGCATCAGAAAATCTAGATGTAGGAACAACAGCTAATGACGGAACAGGGGATGCCCTGAGAGACGCATTTATTAAGATCAGAAAAATGTTTGCTGAATTGTATGGGCAGACATATTCTTCAGACACTCAAGACTTGTCTGGGGCTACTATTGACATAGATCACGGACAGCTAGCAGACAGATATACTGTTAAGACTGAAACAAACCACGCAACTGGTGCTTATAGTTTAGATTGGTCTGACGGAACTACTTGGGAATTTACCGCAAGTTTAACTGGTGGTATAGAGTTAGATTTTACTGGTTTCAAGCAAGGACAAGTAATAGACATATATGGTCTTACTGGCTCACAAACTATTACATTAGATAGTGATGCTGCAACAAGCGAAACTTTTAACAAAGTTGGCGGAGTTGATTATGATGGTTCTTCTTCTAATCACTTACAAGTTGTATGTGTTGATGATTCTGACGATGCAGTTTTTAACTATACAATAGCCACTTATACATCTGATACAACACCATAAATATGAAAGCTAAAAATTACAACGGAACTATAAAAGTTTATAGCCAATTACCAAAATCATACGGAAGTATTATTGGTGGATTTGACTTACTTTCAGATAGTGATTTAGAAACACACGGATTCTACGATGTACATACACCTACATACAACTCAAACACTCAAGAATTAGGTGATATAGAATGGGATTCTGATAATAGTAGATTCACTTACCCAGTAAGCAATAAAACTTTTAGCGATACATTAGCAGCAATGAAAACTGCTAAGATTGAAAGTCTAAAAGCTATTTATAACCACAAGCTATCTGCGACTGATTGGATTATTGTAAGAGACCAAGAATTAGGAAATACAACTAGTCAAAGTGTTTTAGATGATAGAGCTGCACTTAGAACAGAATGCTCAACTAAGGAGGCAGAAATAAACGCAAAAACAACAAAAGCACAAGTCGCTGATTACACATTACCTAGTCCGATATGAGTTTAGGAAAAAGATTATTTATAGGTGGAGATACTGGTATAGATGCAACAGAAAACTTTGCACCAAAATTATATACTGGAACTGGTGCTAGTGGAACTGCTATAACTGGTGTCGGTTTTGCACCTGATTTTGTTTGGTTAAAATCTAGGACAGTAAATTCAACTTCTAACTTTGTTTTTGATAAGATTAGAGGGGCTACTAATTATATTGCAACTGATTTAAGTTTAAAGCAGAATTCGGCTTCGGGAATTACTTCTTTTGATTCCGATGGTTTTACTTTAGGTTCAAATTCTTCAATGAATGGAGCAAGTCAAAATCATATAGCTTGGTGTTTAAATGCGGGAGGTACTTCGGTAAGTAATACTGATGGAACAACTACAAGCACAGTAATGGCTAATCAAGATGCAGGTTTTAGTATTGTGAAAACATCAGGCACATCAGGATCAATTACTTTTGGACACGGACTTTCACAAGCTCCTGAATTAATACTTAACAAAGGGCTTACAACAGACGGATGGAGTTGGCTTGTGTATCATAAAGATGTAGGTACTGGAAAATATCTAATATTAAATAGTAATGCTTCAACTTACACGTCTTCAGGTGTATTTTCATCTGTAACATCAAGCACTATAACAAATAATTCTTCTCCTAGTTCTTCTGACTATATAAATTATTGCTTTCATTCGGTAGATGGTTATCAAAAAATAGGAAGTTTTACTTACTCTGCTGGTACATCTGTGAATGTAGGTTTTCAGCCTAGATTTGTAATATTTAAAAAATCTTCTGGAAGTGGAAACTGGATAGTAGTAGATAATCAAAGGGTTAGTGGTTCTACTAATTATGGACTATTTGCTAATTTGAATAGTTGGGAAGATTCAAGCACAAACTATTTGAATTTAACTAGTACTGGATTCACTACTACTTTTACGGATACTGGCACTTACATTTATATAGCGATAGCTTAAACTAATGGAAAATCTAAGATTGTATATAATTAACACAATGGCAGTAGGTTTTAGCCTAGCAAATATAAATATGGTGTTGAGTACACTTGTGCTTATAGCATCACTAATATGGACTGTACTGCAAATAAAAGACAAGCTGAATAAATGAATTTACCAAAGAACGGAGTAGCCAAAGATATTAGACACTATGTAGGGAGTTTATTTATATTCCTTGTGATAATGGGTATTATAATTGCCTTAATTCAGTACCCAGTACTAGAAACAAACAAAGAGGTGGTTATGATGATGATTGGTACTATCTCTGCTTCTATTGGTATTGTAGTGAGTACAATTACTGGTAGTAAGCCTGATGATGTACAAGCACTAAAGCAGAACCTAGAAAAGAAGGACAATCAAATTGAGATGCTAGTGGCTGCCAAAGATAATTTAGAAGCTATGGTTATTGATCTGCAAAAACAGATGTTGGAGAATCAAGATAATATGATGGATAAGATTATATTGAAGGCTGCACTAGATTATGATGATAGAGATCTAGCAGAGAAAAAACTTAAAGAAAGTAAATAATGAAAAAGATAAGATTATATTATTTGATAGCAAAAGAATGGATACAAGAAAAGTATTATGGTAGTGTCTATGACAGATTTTTAGTTGTAGGTATTGCTTTTATTCTTTTGTTTTTGTTATTATTAATTACAACCTAATGCAACTAAAATATTTTACCCTTGATGAATTTGATTCGCCTGACCTTGAAGGTAGTGGCAAGTTTATGGATAGTGGCTTCTTGTACAAGATTGACCTCCTACGAGAACGATTTGGAAAACCCATTCATATCAATTCAGGATTCCGTACGGAGGAACACAATAACAAGATTGGTGGAAAGTCAGACTCAGCACACTTGTCAGGACTTGCGGTTGATATTGCTTGTTCAAATTCGAGGGATAGACACAATCTATTACAAGAGATATTCAAGTTGGGCATACACAGAGTGGGAATCGCCCAATCCTTCATACATATTGACAACGATACCTCAAAACATCCAGATGTCGTTTGGTTGTACAACTAATACAGTAGGAAGCACATTAGATGGGAAAGTCGTTAAATAGAAGAGGTAAGTATAGTCATTGTACTAGATCACAAAAACAAGGTAGAAACAAGCCTGCTAAGAAGAAATGAGCGAATTGAAGATTAAGTCTAACGGACTTAGAAATGAATTAAAGGAGATACGCAAGAGTATCGACAAACTAACGGAGGCAATATTCCTCCAACAAACACACAAACGATATGAGAACAGTACTAATAATTCTTGTTGCAGCGATGTCAAGCTGTGCAAGTGTAAGAACCGAAAGGATAGCTGAGTTCAAAGAGATAACTAAGGATGTCTGTATTGACAATCCAAATGAGGTGCTACTAGCACAACATTTATATAAAGAGATGGTTGTAGATGGCAACTAAAAAGAAGTTTAAAGATACTGGTGTTGGAAAATTCTTACTTGAAAAGATACCTGCGGTGGTGGGTAGTTTGGCTGATGATACTCCCATTGGGAACGTTGTTCGGACTCTTATTAGTGGGTCGGAAATGTCTGACGCTGACAAAGAGATTGCCCTTAAAAAACTAGAACAAGAGATACACGAGTTTGATGGTATCACTAGACGTTGGGTTGCTGATTCTAGAAGCGGCTGGTTACCTCAAAATGTAAGACCACTTACTTTGGTGTTTTTGACTATAGCTTTTGTTGTAGGTTGGTATTTACAGATTGAAGGTCTTGATGTAGTTAAAGAACTACTTACTATAGTTTTTATTGGTTACTTCGGCTCTAGGGGAGCGGAAAAGATAATGGGTAACAATAAACATAAGTAAAGTTATATCTGCCTCAAAAGAAAAGAAAGAAAGCAGAACAACTACAAAGAAGAAAAAAGAAAGAAAAGAAAAAGCCCCCTAGAAAAACAAACAATCTAATTTATCTGATCCAAGTATATCTCTATACAAGTGTGGTAATTTTTTGAGTAGATTTACTGCTACTTGTTTGCAAACATACACTTTTTTTTTAACTTATCATAACGATGTACAGATATTTTTCTTTTTCTGAATTTGATTCTGCTGACCAAGTTGGTAGCGGAGAGAAGTATATGGACAGACAATTTATGGAGATGATAGATTATGCTAGGGGTCTTACTAGATTAAAGTTCAAGATACAGCTAGGATATGTTTCTCCATTCCAAGCAAAACGTTTGGGCCTAAGCACAGTTAATTCTCACAGAATAGGAAGAGCTGCTGAGATATTTTGCATAAACGCTAACAAAAGACATCAAATAGTTACATCCCTATATGAAGCTGGATTTACTAGGATAGGGATAAACAGAAAGTATATATACGTTGATAACGATGACCAAAAACCAGATTCTCTCTGGCTGATTACCTAGTATTTTTTTCCTTTCTTTTTTTGTCCAAGGGGTAGAATTATTTCTGCCCCTTTCTTGTTTATGTCAAAAATTAATTATTACTTTGATCTATGAAGTACGACCACTACGACTTTTGGAATGAGCCAGTTTATAATCCAATACTAGGTTATAGGATTGCTCCCTTAAATGAGTATATGAACGAAAAAACAGAAAGATGTAAATATGTTCGAAAATCAAATCGACTACCTGACGCAGAGGATACGAGCGTTACAGGAGGAAGTAGCAAACAAGGAACAGCAGATCGACACGCTGACTAACTATCTGTTCGAAGTAACGGATAAGGACTGTATGCAAGATTACAGAGACATTGTAAGAAAAGAAATATCTAAACCTTAATTATTATGAACATTGTAGAAAAATTACTAAAGATTCAGACAGAACTAAAAGCACCGAAAGGACAGAGAAATGCTTTTGGTAAGTATAACTATCGCTCTGCGGAAGATATACTAGAGGCGGTAAAGCCTATTTGCAAGAAGAATAAATGCTTGCTAAAAATCACAGAGGAGATAAAGGAGCTTAGTGGAGTTCTATTTATTAATTCTTATGCAAAGCTGATTGATGCAGAAGAAATATCTCAACAGATAGAATCTGTAGGAACAGCTATTATTGATTTTGACGCTAAGGGTATGCAGATGCCACAAAGAACTGGTGCTGCTTCTTCTTATGCTAAAAAGTATGCACTTGGTAATCTTCTTATGATAGATGATACTAAAGATGCGGATGCAACGAATGACCATAAAGACACAAAGCCTAAGTTACCAAACTCAGGAGACGCCTATAATAAAGTAGTAGAATACCTCAAAGGAGGAGGCTCTATAGCAAAAGTAACTAGTAAGTATTCGCTTACAAGTGAACAATTAAACACCCTTAAAACACTATAGTATGGGAGCATTAATTAACTTCTCATTCAAGAATCCAGATGGGTCTTATGAGAACTACACTATGTCAGTAAATGACGAAACCAATCAGTATGGACAGAATGTGTCTGTATTCAAACGACAAACCAAAGAACAGCGTGATGCTAAACAAAAGCGTGATTACGTTGGTAATGGTACAGTTGCTTGGACTGATGGAAAAGTTGTGGTAGCAGAGAGAAAAGAAGCCACACAGAATCCAGTTGCTGAACTGGACTTTTAATTAAGACGGAGGGGGCTAATAACTCCCTCCTTTTTTTATTATGACAAACACACTTAAAAACAAACAAATACTAAAGGATTCATTCATTGATCCTGCTTCTAAGGTAAAGTTTCCTCCTGTGGCTTTGTCAAAGGGAACATATGGATTCCATAACTACCCACTACGAATAGCTACCTATGGTAACTTTTCTTTTATACATAGCCACGCCAAAAGTGGAAAGACATTCTTTACTTCTTTACTTGCTGCTGTTTATTTAGCAGATGAGTGTGTTAATGGGGATAATTTAAAGGGCCATAGAAATGGTCGCAAACTAATCCACTATGATACAGAGCAAGGGAATTTTGATGCTCATATTGTATTCAAGAGAGTTGTAGATTTAGCTGATAGAAGTGATGACTACTTTACTTATGCACTTAGAGAATATTCTCCTAGAGAAAGACTGGATTTTATTGATTGGCATTTAAGCATAGAAGATAATGTAGGTCTAGTTATATTGGATGGAGTAGCTGATTTAGTGAATGACATCAATGATATAAACCAAGCCAATTATGTTGTCGGTAGACTTATGAAGTGGACTAAGGAATATAACATTCACATTATAACAGTAATCCATTCTAATTATGGTTCTGATAAACCAACGGGCCATTTAGGTAGTTCGCTAGAGAAAAAGTGTGAAACACAAATACAACTAAACAGAGAGGAAGATTCTAATAATGTACTGGTTAAATGCAAGAGAAGCAGAGGTCAAGCATTTGAGGACTTTCAATTTACCATAAACAAGCAAGGCTTCCCAGAGGTTCTTGAAGATATACCAAATAGTATAGATGGAGAAAAATATACTAGAGTTTAAACTGAATATAGCCCCTAAACCTCATCAATCATTTAAGATTGGTCGTAATGGTATAAAGTATAAACCCAAGAAGGTTGTCGATTATCAAGCTCACATTAGAAAGCTGGTAACAGATCAACTGCCTAGCGACTTCTCCATAATAACCGCAGGCACTCCTATAGTAGTAGAGTATATACATTATATATATGCCTATCCAAAGAGTATGCCTAAATATAAGAGGGTTTACAGCACTCCTAAGACAACCAAACCTGATTTACAGGATAATCTAAACAAGGCTTTTTTTGATGCGTTAGAAGGGCTTATTTACGAGCAAGACCAAAATATCGTTGAGATAAAGTCTATGCGTAAATATTATTCTGAAGAAAACCAAGTAAAAGTTAGGTTTGTTTATTAAAATTATTGTAACTTTAAGTTATGAATATAACAATAACACCAATATTAGGATTCCAATTAGGGATTGATTATATACAAGACGTAGAGTCTGAGGATGGTTTCATATGCGATCTACTGAGAATTTCATTAGGAGTAATATTTATACATATAGTTCTGAATGTCGATGCTTGATGACATAGCCAGAGAACACAAGCTCTGGATTAAGATGTCTCTAAATATGGGAGTGCCTAATTGGTATGCCGAGGATTTAGTGCAGAGTATGTATGTTAGAATACATAACTATGTAAAGGATGAGTCTAAGGTGTATTATAGGCCCAATAAGATAAATCACTTTTTCATTTGGACTACATTAAAGCATATGTGGATTACCTATGTGAACAAAGCCAAGAGGAATCCATTCAAGGAGATGAAGGATGTTTTGTTTGAGGAGGAGTGGTATAATTCTAATATTATGCAAGAGCCAGAGACAGAGCAAATGTTAGCTATGGATAGACTTTTGGATAAGATAAGAGAAGAGGTTGATAGTTGGGATTATTGGTACGACACTAAACTGTTTCAAGTATATTTCTTATCTCACATAGGAATGAGACAGCTATCTAGAGATACTGGTATTTCTTTAAGTTCAATATACAACTCTATAAAGAAGTACAAGGAGATAATCAGAGAGAAGTTCTCTGAGGATTGGGAAGATTATAAAAACCAAGATTTCGATTTAATATGAGTATTCCAGAACCACCTAAAGACAAAAGGACTAAGCTTTACAAAGAATGGAAAGCCAAGTACGAATCATCTGCCGAAGGAATGGGAGATGTAGTAGAGAAGATCACTAAAGCCACAGGAATAAAAGCTGTAGTAGATAAAGTAGCTGATGCTTTTGATGCCAATTGCGGCTGTGATGAGCGTAAATCCAAACTCAATGATCTCCTAAGATTTAGACCTAAAGATTGTTTGACTGAGGATGAGTTTGTTTATCTATCTCAATTCTATTCTGAGAAGAAGAAAAGATTCGATGAAAGCATTCCTATTACTGACGATATTCAGGATAGACTGATAGAGATATTTAATAGGATAATGCCTATTCAAGAAAAGAAACGATGTAGCACTTGCGGAAAATCTTTCAATACTGCTATATACAAAAGGCTATCTAAAATATATTCTACTTATCTGTGAGAAATTGGAAAGAAAAGGATTTATTCCATTGGCTAGTACAGAATCATTACGCTGATCTGGTAAAGGCTAAAAGCCCTGTTAGCAAATGGGATTGCTATAGTCCTGTTTCCTATCACAGAATAGAACTCAAATGTAGAAAGAAGCATTATCCCGAAGGTCTAATGATAGAGCGTATCAAGTATGAATCTATACTGAGAAAGTGTGATGACAACTTAGATATTCCTATATACATAAACTCTACTCCCAAAGGTATATTCAGATTCAATCTGTATATGGTAGAACCTGAATGGTTCTTGAAAAGGCTGCCGAGAACCACAGAGTTCAATAGGAGAGATTGGATAGACAAAGAGGTTGCTATGTTGGATGTTGTAGATGCAGAAATATTATGATTGATAAGAAAATAAAAATAGAGAAGTCAATTATGTTTGACGAGTCTTATGGCAGATTATCCAAGGCAGTAATCAAAGCTCATAAGAAGAACCCTACAGACGCTTCTGCTAAGTTGCTAAGAGACTTAATTAGCATAAGAGGGTATGTCGCTGAGGTTGAAAGCGATTTGTATGTTACACACGAAATAATAAAAAAATACAGAAATGAACTTAGAGAAAGAAATACAAAAGATAAAGTCCTATAAGACTTGGTCTGTTAAAAGAAAAGTGGATACTCTGCTAGAGATGGATGCAAATGCCTACACCAATCTCGGTAAGGATTCAACTAAGACAGAGAAGAAAAATGTTAAGAGAGACTCTAGAAAGATATACAATGCTATACTAGAGATTAGCCCCAGAGATGGATATATTTTAGAAGCACATATGAAAGAAAAAGATTTGAGAGATGTTTAGTTTTAAGTTTTACGAAAGCCCTAAGTCAAGACACAGTTCCTTTTTGGTAGATCAAATGATGGATTTATCAAACGAATTAATAGGGCTGAATATAGAGTTCTATGAAGGTAAGATTACCCAAGAGGAATTTAATAAGTTGAGCTTAGCAAAGACAAGGTTGCTTATGAAAAGGAAAAGACAGCACAGGTTGATAAATATATTTTGATGTTGAGAAAATGTTTGTTACATTTGAGAAAACAATAAATACTATTATGTCAGAATTAGAAAACGAAACGATTAGATTATTAGATGGGGAGGTTCTTCCTGTCGACCAAGTGCTTGCTAAGATGGATGATGATAGCTATTACTATGGCTATTTAGGAAAGGCTTGCTTATCCTCCTCTTCTTGCAAATTACTACTAGAGAGTCCTAAGAAGTACAGAAACAGTCTTAATAAGGTACAGAGGGAAACCGCAGCACTTAGAGATGGAAAGCTATTGCACGCTATGGCATTAGAACCAGAAACACTTCCGTCTAGATATGCTTTGTCTACCTCATCGACTAGAACCACAAAAGCCTTTAAGGAGATGCAATCTGCTGAACAAAGAGAAGTGTTCTTGCAAAAGGAATGGGATTCTATGAAGTGGCTGAATACTCAACTATTCTCTTGTGAGGAAGCTGTTGAGTTACTATCTGATGGTGTAGCAGAACAACCTATGATTGGAGACATATTCGATACTCCGTTTAGGGCCAAAGCTGATTATCTAAAAGATGGTCATATCGTAGACTATAAAACTACAGCCGACCTTTCGGGCTTTGAGAGAGCCGCCAAGTTCAAGTGGCATTATGATATGCAAGCATACATATACACAAAGCTGTTTAATGTAGATAGATTTACCTTCTTGGTTATAGAGAAAGGCAGTGGCGATATTGGAATATTTGAAACCTCTGAGTCATTCCTAGAGTCTGGAAGGCTGAAGGTTCAAAAGGCTGTGGAGAACTACCAAAACTATTTTACTGAGTTAGACCCACAGAAATATAATATAGATAACTATGTCAAAAGAGGAGTCCTTTGATGACCCCGTACTACAGTACTACTACCTCACACTCTACGATTTATACTCAGGTGTAACCTTTACAGAGTTAGAGCATAACATATCTTTCTATGAGGAGATAGAGAATTTTGAGGCTTGTGCTGGAATATTAAAGGCTCTTAAAGAGTGTCAATATTATACGATAAAAGACTTAATGAAACGAATAAAAGAAATAGAAGATGAACTTAGAATTAATTAGAAAGGTAACAGAAGATATAACTGGAATGGACATTACTAGAACTGACAGAAAGCGTGATGTCGTTATAGCTAGAAATATATTCTTCTCATTAGCAAAACAGCTAACTGGAAAGACAATGACAAGCATAGGTAAGGTGGCTGGAAGAAACCACGCTACTGTACTTCACGGAATCAGAACTCTTAATGATTGGGTTGAAACCAATGTAGAGGTTCGGGATATATACACAAGAGTAAAAGATCAGTTGGTAAGCGATAAAGATGAAGCTGGATTTAATGATACAGTAGCTTACTATTGGGAAGAGAACAAAAGACTAAACAATGTTATATTGAATCTAGTAAAGAGCAATCAACTATTAAGAGAGAAAGTTTATGGCAAGCATCACACAAGAGCGGTTGAAGAAGCTGCAAACGAAGTACAAGAATTATAATTACGAAGCTATGCTTTGGTGCTTCGATAGGGGATATAAGATATATCCTGTTCCCTCGGAGAAATGTAATGGAGTCTGCAAGAAGTTTAATTTGGTTGTAGAGTTCGGAGGAAAGAAAAACAAAGGCAATAAGATTTATTCTGACAAGGAATGGTCTGATGCTATTTGGGGTGTTTATGAGTTTTTATATAATAAGAATGCGAAAAACAATAAATCTACTAGACCTATTTAGTGGTATAGGTGGTTTTCATTTGGGTCTTGAAAGGGCTGGTTTTAAAGTGAATGCCTACAATTCAGAAATAGATAAGTACGCTAAAGAGGTGTATAAACATAATTTTAAAGATAGTACATATGTCGGGTCAGTTACAGATGTTCGAGGAGGAGAACTCCCAAGAATCGATGCCATCACTTTCGGAAGTCCTTGCCAAGACTTCTCACTTGCTGGAAAGCGTGAAGGAATGGGAGGAGAGCGAAGCAGCCTTATCCTTGAAGCAATTAGGCTTATACAAGAATGTAGACCTCGTTTTTTTATCTGGGAAAACGTTAAGGGAACATTCTCCTCAAACAATCGCCAGGACTTTGCAGCAATCTTGCAAACGTTTGCCAACCTTGGGGATTATACAATCGAATGGCAACTGCTTAATACAAAGTGGTTTCTACCCCAAAATAGAGAGAGAATCTACCTTGTCGGATATACTAGAGGAAGAAGTGGACAGCAAGTATTTCCTATCTCAGAAGGCAATTCAAAAGCTAATGATATTCGAGAAGAACTTGAATACCAAATAACTAATTTTGCTCCTAGAGAATATTATTGGAGAGACCATTCGCCTTGCTTAAATGCTAGGTATTATAAAGACCCTAAGCTGGTAAAGATCAAGACAAACAACAGCAAAGGTTATGAAGAGGCGGTAGAAGGAGACAGCATAAACTATCAGAACATAAACTCTAAAACTAGACGAGGTAGGGTTGGTAAACAGATCGCACAGACACTAGACTCTGGAGGCGAACAAGCTGTAGTAGGTGCAGTAAGAGGTAGAAAATATAGGGGCCAAGAACCAAAGCTAGAGTTGCGGAAAGATGGTAATTCAAATACACTCAGTAGTGTTGAGAAAGATAATTATGTTGTCTCAAGTTCCATACGCAGACTAACACCAATAGAGTGTGAAAGGCTACAAGGCTTTCCAGATAATTGGACACTAGCTAATGGAATATCAGATACCCAAAGATATAAGATGTGTGGCAACGCAGTTACAGTAGATGTAGTAGAGGCTGTGGGTAAATCCTTGTTAAACACCTTACGATAAATTAGTTATATTAATATGGGGAGAAAACCAAAAGAATATAAGTACGTTAAGAAGAATGATGGCAGAAAGAATAATGGAAGGAAGAAGGGGCAAGGTATGGTCAAAAAGACTATGGCTACCCCTGCGAGGATTAATGATGCCAAGAAGAACCGAATAGGTATTTATGCTCTTAATGCTATGAAAGAAGTCTTTGGCTCTGAGGAAGAGGCTTGGAGGAATTTGGCAGAACAAGCTAAGGACTCTTTCCCCCATATGAAACTACTCTTTGAATATAAATACGGAAAGGCTGGTGAGACTATAGAGGAGACTAGGTCTAAGAAGGTGGATATTAATATCAAGAACCTATTCGCAGGATCACAAGACAAGCCACAAGAAAACGATGTAATAGACGTAACACCCGAAGATAATGAGTGATAGTGTAAAGAAGTATTATGAAGCTATAGAGGACAGATGGTATTCTAACAACACAGCAGAGGATATATTAAAGGATTCTATTGTTGATGAGGTCAAGGATATAATGGACAAAAGAAGTCAGTCTGGTATCAAAGAATATGGAACTACATTAGCTGACAATCCAGATGGCTTTTGGAGGTGGATTAATGAGATTCAAATGGAGCTGTTAGATGCAGCACTATATTTACAGAAACTAAAGAAAAGTAAATGAGTAATTTAAGCAGAGCTAATCAAGCTATTATCAAAATGCACAAACTTGGTTATTATATATCTAACGATGGTCAGGTGTTCAATCCAGAAGGAAAGCCAATAGGTAAAAAGGCTTCTGATGGTTATGTTATTCATAGCGTAAGGCTAGGCAAAAACACTAATCCTATTCAAATAGGACTACATAGATATGTAGCTTATATAAAATACGGAGATGTGATATTTGAAAAGGGAGTTCAATGCAGACACTTAAATGATATTAAGTCTGACAATAGACCTAGCAATATCTGTATGGGTACAGCTAAGGATAACTACAATGATAGGATAAGAAATGGTATAGATAACACTATAAGATACAATCGCAGGGAAATAATTGATAGTTACAATGAGATTGGATTTAATAATACTGTAAGAAAATATGGTATATCAAAAGAAGGATTAAGACGTATTGTTAAATGAAAGAGTCTACACTAATTAAAATGCAAAGAGAACTAAAGGAACTGCAAGAGTTCGTTGTTATGTTACACTTTGAAATAAAATCATTGAGAGATGCAAAAGATGACAAGAAACGAAAAGAGACTGTGTGATAAATTAACCAAACAATTTAAACAATGCCCATACCTAAACCCAATCCTCTAGAGTCTAAAAACAACTATATGCAAAGGTGTATGGTAAACTCAACAATGGTAAAAGAATATCCTACTGTATCTCAGAGATATGCTGTTTGTATAGCTAAGTATGAAGAAACCAATACTACACGATAAATATCAAGCACTCGGTAATGACAGCAGATACTTTGTCGTAACTGGAGGAAGAGGTTCTGGTAAATCCTTTGCAGTAAATTCCTTTCTAGCATTCCTTACCTATGAGTCGGGCCATAAGGTTCTGTTCACTCGCTATACAATGGCTTCTGCATCTACCTCTATTATTCCAGAGTTTATAGAGAAGCTGGAACTATTCGGTATATTGGATGACTTCCTAATTAAGAAGGATGAGATAATAAATAAAAAGACAGGAAGCTCTATAATCTTCAAAGGTATTAGAACCTCCTCTGGTAATCAAACAGCAGCTCTAAAGTCTCTCCAGGGTATTACTACATTCGTATTGGATGAGGCAGAGGAACTTGTAGACGAAGAAACATTTGACAAGATAGATCAGTCGGTAAGAGATAAAGGTAGACAGAATAGAGTTGTATTGGTGCTGAATCCAGCCACTAAAGAACATTGGATATACCAAAGGTTTTTTGCCGCTAGGGCATTAGAAGCCTCTAGGAACTTTTGGCACGAAGATGTTACTTATATACACACAGACTATAGGGATAACAGAGAAAACCTCTCAGAGTCTTTCCTAGCCAATCTAGAGCGTATAAGAAGAGATAGACCAGACAAGTTCAATCATCAGATAATGGGAGGATGGTTAGACAAAGCTGAAGGAGTGGTGTTTAATAATTGGTCTATGGGAGAATATATTCAGACCGATAATAGTGTCTATGGGCAGGATTTTGGGTATTCTGTAGACCCTACAGTCCTAGTGAAGATATCTATAAATAGAGACACAAAAAGAATGTGGGTAAAGGAATTGTATGGTAAGCCAGCACTTTCTACCAAACAGATTTGTGAACTCAATAGGAGATATGCTGGGGATGATTTAATTATTTCCGATAACTCAGAACCCAGACTTCTTGCGGCTATGAAGGATGACTATGGGATTAATGTAAAGCCGACCATTAAACGCAGTGGGTCTATATTATCTGGTATCGCCCTTATGCAGGATTATGATATAATCGTTGATCCTAATTCCATTGAGATAGTTAAGGAGCTGAACAATTATGTTTGGCATCACAGAAACGAAAAGCCAATCGACAGATGGAATCACAGAATGGATGCTATCCGTTATGCTCTTCAATACCTAGAAGCCAACTCCTCCAAGGGAACTTACGTCATCAGGTAACTCTTAAACGCAGTAGGGGTTCTTAAACGCAATACCCCCTTAAACGCAGTACCTAGATTCTTAAACGCAGTAGGTTCTTAAACGCAGTACCCTTTTTCCCAATGTTATATTCCTAACATTTTGTTATATTTTAAAGTACTATGCAAGCATAATAAAAACTATATTTTTATTTGGTATTGTCAAAAATATTTCTATTCGCGTGCGTTCCTTTAGTAGCTTACTTTTGTAAAGGTGCAAATATCAAAACCCAAAAAAATTTAATGCATTCCTTTTTTTTTCTGTTTTTTTTGTTATTGTTCAAAAAATATTTATATTTGAAGTGTAATTAAAAAACAATAAACAAAAAAAAAAAAAAAAGAACTAATTAATTTTATTGA